CAGGGGCATTCAGCGCATCGCGCATGATGCGGAGAACCTCAGGTCCATTCACCGCATGAACAATGGTTGGATCGAACTGCGCTACCTGTTGCGCTGCCGACAAGAAGGACTGAATCTGGCGCACGGTTGTCAGGCGGGTCTGAGCTTGAGCGAGAGGTCCGAGGTACTGAACCTCCACCGGGCCGTGGATCGATTCAATGAGGATGTCTGGAGGTTGGGGTATGCGTCCCGCTTCAGACTCAATGCTGTACACCCGGTTGATGATCGGATTGAACGCTTCGGACTGGAGGTTGCCGACACGAGTGCCGAGGATCGCCGCTTTCTCACCTTGAAGCTCCGCGATCTGCTCGGTTACCATGCGCTCGCTCTTACCACCAGCGGCAAGCTGAGACATCATCATGAACACGTCGGTATGGAAGTGCTGGTTGATTATCTTCGAAACCCGGTCCTGATTCTCGATCAAGAACGGAAGATTTTGTACGCCGGTCGTGAGTGGGATAGGAGCCCGCGTGCGAATGTCTCCGCGATTCGACTCCATGTACGTTATCCCATTCGGCCCACGCTGAATAGCACCGCGCATATCAGCATAAGCAACCAAAGGAGGCTCGGCGGCTCGCTGTCCGGTGATGAGATTCGTCCGGCCCATTTGGTTACCCAGGGCGATCTGAACAAAGGCATCGTGAGCAGGACCGCGCCCGTAGACTTCATCGTTGTTCTTTCTCCATCGCCACGACACCATCGGCATCGTATCGTAGCCACCCTCGCTCAAGAGAGTGACCCTATCGCTCGCATTCGATGGCGTCCGGCCCTTCGTATCAAGAACCTTCCCACCCTTGCGATAGATCCACACCGACTCCCACCGCTTGTTCTTGGCGTCGATCCTCAGGGGGTTGAAGTCCGTACGCGGATAGACGGCATGGAGGATCTCCTCCTCGGCGTACATGTTCGCCTCGTACCGCTTCTTGAAATTGTCGTCGGCGGCTTCCATCGCCTCCATCGTAAACTTCTGAACCAACTGCCGGAGGGTCATCTTGTAAATTCGGTAGTTGGTATCCACCGCGCCGAACTGATTCTCTCCGATGAAGCACTCGCGGAAGTGAGGAACGGTGAAAGCAATCGCTGCTCGCTCAATGTCTTCCTCGATCAGAATGTTTGCAGTCCCACACGTCGCTCCATCCGAAATGAATTCAGGAACTACGTCGTAGAAGTTGGATCGATTGAAGGCCGAGTACATGACGGTTGAGCAGTCCTGCAACCACTTCTGGACTTGGGGAAAGGAGTCAACTCGCTTGCCAGTCCAGTGGCGTAAACCTGAGGACCGGGGAAAGTCGAATTTGCCAGGGATCTCAAGTCCGAACCAGGGCTGATTTCTCCCGCATAGATAGCCCACCATTCCATCCACGAGCAGATTTCTGGCCAGCATCGCAGAATCATCGTAGACCTCCTGCCCCGTCTGTTGACCGGGGTACAAATCTTTGTCCTGGATGAACCGGCGTCCGTGGTTGACGTACATGATGATGTTGTCAATCATCGGCTCCCACGGGAGTCTTTGCTCGGCCAGAACCGCCAGATACTTCTGGCAGTCCTGCGCCTTCTCCTCATTGCTGCGACCGCCCAACTTCGAGGGACGATAATCCGTCGAGTTCACGTAGTTGCGATTTGTAGCGAGCAAAGAGTAGGGCATTATCCCAGCGTCGATTTCTGCACGTTCGCCGTGCCGGAGGTTCCTAGTGGGCTCGTCAACATGGTAGAGGCCATTCCCCTGCGCTTCGTGAGGGCTTGCGCTTGAGCCGTGGCTGCCGCCGTCGCGGCTTGGGCTTGCTCGCTTGCCGTCTGCGCTTGCGTGGGAGCGGACGGCCCACCGCCCTGTGACGCCTCGTACCCTATCGTGGCCCCTGCGGTAGCCAAGCCCACTCCAGCCGAGATCAACAGAGCCGTACCCGTCGCTATTCCAGACATGCTGGCACCCCAGTAATCACAATATCATTTTCTAGCTTACGCGAGAGAAGACTCTCCGTTTCGTCCGTGAACTCACTCTCCACATCGGCGACATTCGTGGCCTTGGTCGGGAAGATCATGGTCATCTCAACTTCGGTTATTGTCCGGTAGATTTGCTTTCTCCCGGCGCTCGCCTGTAAGACGCTATAACCGTAAACAGCGACCCAGCGGTCCCCGGCAAGCATCTCGTACGATCCGTGAGTAACGAGGAGGGTTGGTCGTTTGATGAGGACGCTGGTGAACACAACGTGGGGCGCGATGCGAACTGTTCGAGCGTACATCCCGGCATGGAAGACGTGCTCGGTGCAGAATTCAATTTGGGCATGTCCACGAATAATCTCCTCGGCGATACGAACCTTTTCGATATTCTCTTCAGAGGTCGGAGGAATTTGGTTGTTGAATTTGACGATTGAAGTCACAGCTTCCTCCGATAGACGTTGTTGGTGTGATCGTATTCCAAAGCATTGAGGAGTCGATCAAACCGGCTATCGACCGGGGTGCTGTACAGAAAATCTTCACACCCAGAAACTTTTGCGTAGTTCTCAATCGTCGCCATGAGATCGAGACCGTAATGACGAAAATTTCGGGTGATGAAGATGCTTTCAGTAGTCGCAATCTTGATCCCGAAGTGAGGCAAGAGATAGATCAGAACGGATGCAAATCCGACCAGCATGGACTCTTCGTACACTCCAAAGACTTGGAGCCCTCCTGACTTCTCCAGAAGATCATAGAGATCCGGCTGCGGCTTAGGAGTTCCGAGGGTAGAGCACTCCTCGCCATACTCCTTGAGCAATGCGGGGAACCCTGGATCGTTGAATATATCCGCATAGCTTACAGGTCGGATCATCTCAGTACCTCATCTTCATTCCGTGATAGAGCGCCCCGCCTGTCTCTTCCCTTTGATTCGCGAGCAGCAGGCGGGCTAGTTCTTGGTTGATCTCAGGCTCAGGAGCTTTGTAGACTGGCTGCTCAAGCGCAGCATAGCGGATGCAGTCACAGGCGTCCTTGTACTGCTCCTCAGGCTTGTCGGTTCCCAGCTTCCACTGGTAGTTGAACATGTCGTGTATCGGACCACGCTCCCCCTTGCAGCCATTGGCCGCGAACAACATTCCGGGAAACGACTTGTCCTTCACGGTTGAGTAGTGTGGCTGTAGATACTCCTTCACCATCTTGTGTCCTAAAGCGATGTCCCCACTCGCTGAATGCGATAGGATGATATGTTTTATCCCGCATTTGTCTAGCTCCTCTTCCCAGGATGTCTGTTCCTCGCCATGACTGGGCTTGTGTGCCCCTCCGAACTTCGCGTCGATGATAACCATCGCAGGTTCGCGGTAGCCGTACTCCGCACGTCGTACCTTGACCTGCTTAGCGATGGAGTCGATATTGCCGGACGCGAGCAGGTAGGTGTACCAGTAGATCCGGTTGACGGTCTTACCATTTATCTGGATCTCTTCTGGGGAGACCGCACCAAAGATCCATCGGGTCGGACGTGCGTCGTGTGGATCGACGACTTCGATGCGCATCCAGTCTTTGGGGATTTCGAAATCTTGGTATAGGTGCTTTTCGCGGTCAAGTTCTTTGTAGACGAGGCCGGAGAGGTGCTTCCACTTGCCTTCCTCGCGGGCTTCCCTTTCGTCGGGGTCGGTAATTTTCTTGAGGTAGTTGTCGATACCGGCTCGGGGCATAAAGCCAAGCGTTTTTCCGCAGCCAGGGCACTTGTTGACGGGACGTAAAACTCCAGGCTCAAGGATTTCAGGGTCGTTTTCAGGAATCGTAATGTTGCACGAGCGACACCAGTCTTGGCAATTCTCCCAGACCGCGCCACGAAAGACAGCGATCTCTTGATCGTCGCCACCGTTGTTGAAAGCTTTGAGCGTAAAGATGTCATAAATGTAAGGCTCCTTGAGTGGGGTCATGGTAAGCCAGGAAGGTGCGTTCGTGCTCATCTTCCCGCGCTCTGCTGCATTGAGTATAGGCCGGGGTGGGGGCTCGTCCCAGTGTAACCAGTCAACCACGATGCCCTCATAGCTATCGGCTGGCTGAACATACGACCGGAAGTGGATGGTCGATCCACAGTAGGCTCCGGTGTAATCGTAGGTCAGGGTTAGGGATTTGATCGACCCATCCGAGTAGCGGTCGATCTTCGGATCGCAATACTTGGGGATGAACTTCAGGAACAGGGGTTCGATGTTGGCCTTCAATACTTGACCGGCGACCTCGCAACCGACGATCCCCTGGTTGGGAACCTTGACCGAGATTTTGTAGTCCGGGTCGGACTTGTCCAACCAGGGACGAAAGCCCATCGCGTGCGCGATATCTTCGGCGACACCAATCGTGGTCTTGCCTCCCTGGTTGCCAGCTTCAAAGAGGCGGGTCTTCGGAGTTCGCCCCCGGTTGTTCTTTACCCGGATGAACTCCTCTTGCTTGGGGTTCATGGTGAGGTAGTAAAGCTGCATCGACTCGACGACACGAGACTCAACCTCCTCCAAGGATTTGGGGTCTTCGGGCTTATATCCGTCGAGGAGGTCGATTGTCGGTGCAGTTACCTTGCGAGCCATGAGATTAGTCTACCTGCACTGGCGTTCGACGAAAGCCTCAGCCCCGTCGAGGGTGTTGAACTCCACGCTCTGAATCTTCTCCGCAATGCGAGGCCGGACGATGTCGGCGTAGAAGAACCCGTCGCTCGCATAGCCTACCGCCCCACAGGTCTGGTAGGTGGTGTGGACGTGGATGGAATACTGAAGCTCGTTCACGGCTGGGTTGTAGTTCCAGAAGCTTAGATAAAGAACGATGGACAGAATCATAACTCCCCCTTGATCGCATCCGCTTCGGCTTGGGTAGGCACGTTTCGGGCGGGCATGGTTGTATTGCCTCGTACATCGCGATCCCCTCCGACCTTATCCCACTTCTCGCCGATTACGTCTTGGTCGGCGGATTGGGCAGTGTATTCAGAAAGACCGTAGGGATCGCCGGGTTGGGAGTAATCGCGGTAGTGTTTCATTTGGGCATCCTCGGTAGGCGGTCGTGTAGGTGGGACCAAATGGCGTAGGCCGCCTGCAAATCGGCATCTTGACGTTCCTCGAATGAGGCGGATTCATATTGCTCCATAGCCGCTTCGACCATAGAAGACAGCAGCAGCGCCTCTTGCTGGTTGAAGCTGAAGTTATAGATCAAAGGTTCTGCATTCATCCGTGACATCCTCTCTGGTGAAGACCGTTTATGTGGTGACACTTTGGACAAACATTGAGATCCGACTGCTCTTTCTTGTTTAGTTTAGGGGCTTTCACGACCGTGTTCGGCTTTTTCGAGAACGACATGTCATCCATAGTCTTCTCGTAGTCTAAGCCCTGCCACAAAAACCGTACGCATAGGGATTCGATTGTCACGCCCTCTGTCGCAGCCCTAACCTTCAAGAGTTTGTGTAGCTCTTCGCTTAGATGTCGTAGGTTGAGTGCCATGACACAAGTGTAACACTAGTGACAGATGTACGCAAGTGATGTGTAACAGAAGTAACCTTTTGGGGGAAAATTGTTTGAGGGGGATAGTATACGCAACACCCCCCGCCAGCCGTATGGGGGCTACCGGGTACCCTCAAAAAGCATGCTCTCACCCCTCGATCACGTTCGCGTTTTGTTCGCGTTTGACACCACGCTGGCGCTCACGGATGGCTTCGGCTACGTCTAGCAACACGCTCACATTGATCCCTGTAGCCTGCCCTCGCTCTAGTCTAGCTTTGTCGTAAAGTATGCCCATCACTGTAGTTAGTTCAGCGGGTGAGCTTTTATCTAGCTTGGCCTGAGTGATGCTTAGTAGCGCGCGTCTCCCAATCGCGTCGAAGATATCCCCACGATTCGTTTGATATCCTCGCAGGTCCTCTTCAGTCGCTTCCCCAAGATAGCTAGAAAGAACACCGCTCACATTCTGAGGCGTGCATCCCACGCGCTTGGCTATCTGGCCATTGCTCAAGTCTGGGTACTTATCTTTGAGGTGACGGATTCTAGGAGCTACACCTTTACGTGGCATAACCCCATAATAAGGCACAAATGCCATGCGTGGCAGGCTCTAGGTGCAATCGGTAGGTGCTTGGACGTACCGTAGCATGTCTGAATTGGCCTAGAGGCAGTAGTAAGCAAATGTGCCCGATTGAATTCGTAATACGATACTATCTGTGGATATCTCTATAACTCATTGAATGCATAGCTAGATAAAATGTGTTGACTTGTCTTACAGCTTGTCTTACATTTGGGAAGTCGCAAACGCGATAGCTCAAGTAGCTAGCAAGACCGGATCATTGACAACCTAGGCAAGACTGAAAGGCTGATATGCAGCCTACCGCACTAGTCAGAGTGTGCGGTGAGAAGCATACCCGCTTCAGGAGGAAACGATGAACAGAATAAAAGCTTTTTGGCTAGGCGTAAAGGAATTTAGGCTCGGGTTCACCACCAATTGCGGAGAATACGAAATGGCTTACGAATGGGGGCGGGAAATAGCCCATAGAGTAACGTTTCGATATTTTGAGCCATGAAACGGTATCAACCCTTAGTCCAGTCTTGGACTAAGAGATGCTACCGGCATCTGGAGGAAGCAAAATGATTCGCAACCAACCATCGGAAAGAGGACAAACCATGAGCCTTGACTTTATCGAATCGAAAGTAGCGCATAACCTTCACTTCCATCACTTCAACACGATTACCGATATCGCGATTTTACTCGGTGCATCCCGCGATGAGGTGCAACAGGCCATCGACTTTGAACAAGAGCAACTAGACAAAGCCGCAGCTTCCACCTTCCCGCTCAATGGCGACAATGACGACTGGACAAAGTATGAGACTGGGGGCGAAAATGCTCAAGTCTAAAAAGCTACGCTCCGTCGTACTACACGCGCTCATCATCATCTTGGCTATCGCCATTATCCAAGCTACTGAATACCTCTTTCACCTATATCTCACCCATTGGGGTACGGAATTAGCCGCTGGTGGCATCCTCTCCCGCATCGCATTCGCGATTCGCGAGAATACCGAAACGGTCGCAGAGGTTAGCGAATCCATCGTAGAGGTATCTAAGTGAGGCACTACAACCATAAGGCTTACAACCATAACATGCTTGTTCTCATACTGATACTCGGAGCGTTTACCGCGTATCTCGCATTCACAAACTAGGTCGAAAGCCCTTCAATGGGCTCTGTGAGTCAAGCTCACACTGACGAGACCAACGTTAGAAAAGGAGAAACCTATGAAGCAAACACGCAAAACAATCGCATCTTCAATCGCCAAACGAGCTATAAACCGTTGCTCCGCTTTGGGCTTGAGGGGCATAAAACGAGACCGCGAAGCTATTGCCTTATTCGCAGGCGCAGCATACGCCCTCGAAGAAACGGGGCAAAGGGATCTAGCTGATGCCCTAATCACCATCCTGGCTTTTGACGTAGCCTTGCACGGCTACTCAAGTCTAGCGGCAATAGCGGGAGAGTGAGCCATGCCCATTGCTACGCTCTACAAGGCCTCAGGTGAAGCCGAACCCATAGAAGCGGGTGATTACCTCACCCGCACGCCGGGAATCGCACACGGCGAGCCCCAGCCCCAACTGTCACTCGATCATATCGCCCAACTGATCGATACTGACCCTAACCACGTTGAATTCACCGAATCGTACGACGGTCAACGCATCGCGTATGCCTCAGATGGATACGGTAGGCCGTTGAACGCGTTCGCAGTCGCCCATAGCGTCCTCAAGCTTCGCGGGGATGTTCTAGAAGTCCCCTACTTCAACTCGCTTGACTACTAAAAGGAGAATCAAATGAAGAACTTCATCGAAGACAATGCCAGCAAGATATTCGTAACCGTGCTCATTGTTGCGCTCGGTTTTGCCGTTCTCTCATCCGTCTACCAGAACTTCCAAGCTGGTGGATTCACCCTTCCCTTCTAACCAGGACGAAACGGGCTTCGGCCCGTACGGCGATAATGTCGCCGCTGACGA